GATTCAAGAGTGAGCTGGAATGTCAAACACAAGCCCTCATAAACCAATTTGATTGGTGGGCCTGTATTCCTATATCTAGTTTTTAGAAAGGAGAAGAATGACAAAAATAAATGTCGAAAGAGAAATGCATCCTAAACGCTGGTCAAGATGGTGTTACCCGATAATGAAAGACTATAAGATTGTCTGTTGTGATTGTGGACTTGTTCACGATATGGAATTTCGTGTTACTGGGGATTACGACCATGTGGAATTTCGTTCCAGGAGAAACAACAGAAGTACCGGACAGGTCAGACGTCACATGAGGAGAAAAGAGGAGAGGATATGACGATGCAATTTACCGAAGAAGAGAATGATGATGCCAGTCTTGAAAGGTACAATAAGGCGGCTCAAATCGTTGATAAAGAAATAGAGATTGAGCGTGGGCCGTGCATATTTTTCAATGAGCCTACGCCAGTTGATACTTACTTGCGGGATTTAAGGATCGAGGTCGAAATTTTAACGCGGTTGCTGGCAGAAAAAGCGGGATTAGCGCGTTCCCGCGTCACGCTCAAGGTTCACGAAATAAAGAACCTTTTCCCTAGTTTCGACGGTTCTTCACCGTTGGAAAGGGCAAAAGAAATGTCGCGTATCATAGATGAAATGTCAGATGACGAAATAACTTTTCAACTGAAAAAGCGACTCCGCTATTCTGAAACTACCAGGGAATAGCCAATTTGAATAACGGAGCGCTCACCAACGGGAGGGGAGGTGACATAACTATAAAGGCAATAAATTAATATGACAACAAAGCAATTACCATATAAGCCCCATTGGGTTGCCAAAGAAATCCGACGCATGAGAGAAGAGCGTGGATTGAGTCAGCTAACGCTTGCAAGCATGGCAGATACCACACCCGCTACATTAGCTAATTATGAAAGCGGGAAGCGAAACATGCACTTGGTCAGAGTGGATGCTGTACTTGAGGCATTGGATTATGAAATCGACATTCATCCAAAAGACAGGCAAAAATTACCTGACGTCAGACAAGAGATTTCAAATGCCATAAAGCATTTAAAGAAATGTAATGGCAGCGCCAATGTTTCATATCCAGACCCAACAATCAGACCTAGAGTTTCATTGTTTGCTTCCGAAGAAACAAAAAATATCTATACGAACATAGAATCTGCGATAAATTGCCTTGAATTAGCTCAAGATAAATTTATCAAGGAAAATTCAAACTAATTCTTTGGTCGCATAGCCCTATCACCAAACCACCAAAGCACTGCCGTTGACGACATATAAATAACGCTTTGAATTATAGCTTCCTGCTGCGCAAGATCACTTATGCGAATGTAAATGAAAAGCATCAGACCTATCAGAGCGAATGTCAAAAGCGGGCGAACCAGTCGTAATATCGCTGCAACCCATGGATAACTTACTCCAGCGGATATATCGTGCTGATAACTTGCTGTCTTCGCAGCCCCTGCCGCCTGGGCTTCAACAATACCCAATTCACTTTCAAGCTCTTGAGAACGTAATTCATTCTGGAGTCTTGTCATCTCCATAGTTCTGGCATGTTCATTTTTGGCTTTTTTCTCTTCTTGCCAACCATCAATGAACCCAAATACTTTTCCCAAAACCGATCCAAGTATGCCTGTAGCACCACCTGTTAGTGCCGTCATAATAAAATCAAGCATCTACCACTCCCTTCGCCTGCCCATATCGATGTGCATGAATGTCCGGTATCTCATTCCAAATCCAGTGAAACCAACGCGCTCTGCCTCGTCCCGCAACTTGGATTTATCCATACCTCTCAATTGGACATCGTGCGCATGGCCCTCTAAATGACTCGATTTTGGCGCGCCACCCACACATGAATTATGGTAAGGGGAGCGATACGAGGATGATAGAAAAATAGGCACACCAAGATTCATCCTTAACTGATCGAGCGCCATCAGAGCCTCGGCGTGAATGAGGATGGAGCCGGTCCCTTTGCAGGCAATTTCATGTGGCTTGAAGAACTTGCAAGGCCACATTCTTGCAGGAATTTCAGAACACTTTGCATAATGCAATCCGCTCACTTGGTATCGCCATTACCGAAGCGATCACGCAGCGATGTGAACCTGTCGTCCAACCGATCACGAGCCTTGTCTTCTCGCGATAAAACACTCTCGTTTGCAGACCACAGTTTAGTGATATTTTTTTCAGCCTGATCTAACTGAGCCACAAGTTTTACAGTAGTCCGTGACCAATCTGCTGCCTCTTTTTCAAGTCTATCCAAATCCTTTCTTGCACCAACCATATCTTGATATGTTTGATCCGCTCTCGCCTTAACTTTGACGAGCGCAATTAATCCTGTGAGTGCCAGGATAGCGATAGGAAGGAATGTCTTGAGGGATGCAATATCCATCAAGTATCAATTTTCTTTGAATATTTTCTTGATACATGATCTGGAACTTGTAAACAAATCAGATCAGCATTATCAGGAGATGGATATTTAAGTAAATGGTCTGTGCGGACAAGATCGCAAGCGGCCTTATTAGGCCATATCATATCCGTAGTGATAGACGCATCATGTCGGAATAATACCGCAGTTAGGCTCACTTTGGTTGCGACCACGAGAACGATCATCCACACGTAAAATCACAATCTGTGTCAAATCAATCCGCGCTCTCTAAGAACGATAGAGACGGCTGCAACTGCAATGCCCGCAACGGCAATCCAAAAGTTATCTATTAGAACCGATACACCAACAATAGCTGCCGCCGCTGCTGCCCAACTTGATGGTTCAATAGATCGATCAGTAATCCATTTTATTATCATGAATCCTCATTGATGTTTTTATCGCCTTGGTCTTCGTCGCCCAAGACAAGTACCCAAAAGTCTATCTGGAATAGCTTTAAGCGTAAACCAAATACGATGAAACAGCAATATCGTGAAATTTACAGGCTTACATAACAAAAGAGGTATTAAGATGTTCTGTTAACCCCTTCAGTAATAAGCAAAACTTCGCCCGAAGTTCCTTGAATAGCATTTACAGCTAATGTCGAGAGATTTCCATTATGCCTGGACATTACGAAGCTGCCACCAGCAACAATCTTAATTCCTTGATTGGCGACTGCTGTGTCACCAACCTTAATATAAGCAGCGTCACTGGCATCATCATTTTGAATGAGAAGATATTTTCTATTCACATTTGCGGCTTTTGCCACTTGGCTTGTGGCGCTTGTGGTTAAGACCGTATGAGTCAATGTTTGAAAATGATCTTGTCTCGGTTCAATTTCATTTTGGCTTCCGGCTGTCATTATAAAATTCCTCTAAAGTTAAAGTTAAGCCGATTCATCCGGCCAAGTGATATGGTACTCATTTGGGAAACCTTGTTTTGATCTCGGCGACCTTCGCAGCCCACGTTCCTGCCGCTACCTCGCCGCGCTCTTCTTCTAGATGGAGGTGGTCAGCTTCAGCTTGATAAGCGTTGCGGCGGTTATTCTGAACTGCTTCCGCCGCTCTATCCGCCGCGCCATCGGCCCATGCCTGCTCCTGTGCGTCTCTCGCGGATTCTTCCGCAGCGGTGAAGGCGACCTCCACCCCGTCGATCATATGATGTCTAGACATTTTAATTAATTATCCTTTACGCTTTTTTCATTCCCAAAAATGTAAACTCGCCAGTAGCAGTTCCGTTGTTGGGGTAAAGTTGAATAGCATCTACATCAGCGGCACTCGCCCGCATGGCAGCACCGGCAAAGTAGGCCATCTTTACGTCGTCCCACTGATTAGCGTTGAAAATGTTGATATAACAATTCACGGCGGCGTCGGGGTTTACTATGAAAAGGTATCCCATGTTGTGTTCGCCCGAGGCGTTTCCACCGTTCGCACCTTGTAAGGTTATGTGGTCATTACCCGCAGAATACTCGATAGCCGTAGCGTTACTATCGTTCGTCGTCGTGCCTGCATATCGATAATCTGTAGCACCGGAATCGTATGAGCTTCCACCATTGCTCGACGTTCTCAAATAAAGCCGCGAATTATCAGTGCCAGGGGTATATCGCCAAAACACTTGGTACGCGCCATAAGTTGACGAATCAAACCCTGTGAAAGAGATAGTAGATGCCGCCGTTGCCACAGTATGTGTAATCATAGTCCAAGCACCTCCAGAAGGTGTTGCGAAACTGAGGGTGCCACTTCCATTTGTTTGGAGGACATCGCCGCTTGATGATCCATCAGCATCAGGAAAAAGCAAGGACGCATCACCAATCGCAACCTTGCCGGTGCCTTTGCCGGTTAGTGCTAAATTGGTGTTCGTGCCGGTTGCGGCTGTGACGGCATCAGATTCAATGGTACTCATTTTGGATACCTCGATTTAATTTCGGCACGCTTCGCGGCCCAAGTTCCGGCAGACACCTCACCCGCCTGCTCCTCAAAATAGAGTGTGTCAGCCTCTGCTTGGTAGGCACCACGGCGATTGTTCTGAACCGCTTCTGCTGCTCTGGCTGCTGCGCCATCCGCCCAGGCTTGCTCCTCCGCATCGCGCGCGGCTTCCTCCTCTGGGGTGAAGGCGACCTGTGCGTCGTTAACCATATGGTGTCTAGGCATGAGCGATTCCCCATACTGTCATTCGGCCTGAAGTTATGTTGCCTGTGTTCATAAGAACCTGTACGCGGTCGACAGTTATAACCGCTGTTCTATGCCCATGTACCGTGCCTCCCCTCGTTCTTGGTTCAGCGCTTATGGACGTCCAGTGTCCAATAAGTTTGGGGAATGTAGTGGCATCTCCCGGCTGGGTTAAATACAGCATAGCCCCCATCCCTTCCCCAGTGGCGTTCCCAATGCCTCCGCCTATTCTTATAACTGAATCTGAGGTACTAGAAGTTGCTGCATAGCTGGTTGAATTATCTACAACTACGCCGGAGTGATATCGATAATCGCCGGAAGTCGTATCGATCCCACTTGCGTCACCTAATCGGAAATCAAGGTTCGCATCATCTGTAGCGGGAACCATGTCCGAAATGGCAATTACAAAGGTGTCATAGGTGCTATTCAGCCCTGTGACGGTCACTGTAGCGCTGTCACTAGCAACTGCCGTGCCGATTATATTCCAAGCACCGCCGCCAGCCGCTGGTGCATTCCAAGTTCCATCGCCTCGCAGAAAAGTCGAACTGCTCGCGGTTCCAGAACTTGTGCGGATACTAGCCATCGGAACACCGGCTACGGAACCAACCTTGAACGAGGCCTCGATGTCAGGAACACCGGAGCCGTCGCCGGAAATACTTAGATCACCGTTGGTCGTTTTGCTGGTGAGAACGTCAGCTTTTAAGGTTGAGGTCATCAGCTAGGCTCCTCTGGCCATGTGGGATTTGAGGGATCAGCCGTGTTCGCCGGAAGATCGCGAAGTGCTGTGCGATAGGCGGTCTGTGCGTCAGTGATCGAACCACGCAAAACCCACCAGTCCGTTTCAGTCAACAACCTATTGCGCTCACCGCGCACTTGTTCCCAAGCCAGAGCGGTGGCGGCGGCAGCTTCAACATCGGTATCGCGGGTGACTGTCTTTGCGGATGCATCGATTGTCCATAAAGACTGATTACCGCCGGGGTCTTGAACCACAAACCCGCTGTAAGCCGCTGCATGGGTGTCGGCATCAGCTTCAATCTCAAATGGCTGATACTTAGCTAATCTATTATCAGCCGTGACGCCGGTGATCGATAGAAACATATTATTCTCCTAGTTACATATAAGTTATGTTCACCGAACCGGCGTTGAAACTACCACTAGCATTAAAGAATTTTAATTGTGTCAATTCCCCCGATAGCTGTTTACGTCCAGCGCAAGTATTTTGCCTATTGCTGGACGCTGGACACGACATGGTTCCGAACATTGTCCAGCAATGGTTAGTGGAATCTTGCAAGGTAAAAATTACTGAACCGGAATGCGTGATACCCGCACCGTCATTGGAGTTCTGCAATGAGAAATGAGCGGTGGAGCCTGAAGTATAAGACACATTGGCGTTTATGGCTCTGGAGGCGACTGAGAGATAGCCGGATGTTTCGAGTCCTCCAGAATCTCCTAGTTGAACTATTAGTATGCCGCTACTGTTGCTTGACACGGCGTCCAGCCCCAACACAATCATCTTAGTTCCTGCCGGAATACTACCAAATGTTACGTTGTTACCGGAAGTAGTCGCGACCTCCGTTCCCATGGTCATCCCAGCACTGGCTGCTGCCGTCGATTGCCAGGTACTTCCGTTGCTCGTCAAGATGTTCCCACTTGTCGAGGGCGCGACGACCTGAAGAGCGCTCGTCCCATTACCCAATAGGACGTTGTTTGATGCGAATGTGGACGCCCCGGTTCCACCATTGGCAACACTGAGGTCGGTGCCCGACCAGTTGCCATTATTGACGCTAACAGCTTCAAACGCTGGTGGACTGCCAGCGCCGGTACTGGTTAAAACCTGACCGTCAGTTCCCGGGCCAACGTGGACTGGGTTGCCTGACGCATCGTAGGTGATAACTACCCCGTCAACCCCCGTTGCCATTTTCGCAAGGGTTACGGCATCGTCTTGGATTGAAGCAGTGGGAACCCCGGCTGATCCGCCCACCTTGAACGACGCCTCGATATCAGGGACGCCTGATCCTGCACCCGTGATTACAACATCGGTATTTGAACTGGCCGATGTGATCGCATCGGCTTTAAGGGTACTCATTTAATTCTCCTCATATCACTGCCAATACGCCGCTCACGGTTACTGTCACTCCCGACGAAACTGTAAGCGGTCCCGTGGCACTGGCATTTGTGCCGCTTGCGATTTCACATGAGTTGTCACAGGTAGCGCTATTCACGCGGAAGATGTCTTCAAGCCCTGAAGTTGTGTCGCCGGTTGCGGCTGTATTGCCTAGGAAATATCCAGCGCCGCCGCCAATTGATCCCCAGGCCGGGGAAGAACCGGCATATCCTTCAAACTCATTGGTTGTTGAATTATATCTAAACATCCCCGCAGCAGGAGAGCCGTCTCTCTGTGCTGTCGTTCCGCTCGGGATATTTGCACTTCCCGTTGCACCTGTTCTCGGCGTGAGGCCAGTGCCGGATAGCGCGATGGTGCCGCTGGTTGTGATGGGCGAACCGGATGTAACGCTAACGCCATCAGCGCCGGAGATCGCGACTGATGTGACTTGAGCAGTGGCAACTGAATCCGCCCAGCTTGTGCCGTTATAAAATCTGAGCTTGTTGCTGGTCGTGTTGTAATAGAGGTCGCCTTCATCGAGGCTACCTGTCGGATCACTGGATGCTACGCGATAGCGTTCAGCGAACGAATTAACACCAGCAATGTTGGTCGCCACAGTAGCCATATTGGTTACGTTTGCGCTCGTGCCGAGTGTGTTCATGTCAGTGACTATGTCTGCGGTGGCGAGCACATTCATATCTGTGACGACATCCGCCGTAGCGAGCACGTTCATATCTGTGACGACATCTGCCGTGCCTAGGATGGCAAGGTCCGCCACTGCATCGGCAGTGCCAAGCCGTCCAATCTCTGTGGCTTTCCCTGCCACGGCCCCGATATCTGTTGCATCAGCAGCCACGGACGTTATGTCGGAAGCTATCGCTGCCAGGGTATTCATGTCGCTCACTGCGTCAGCCGTGCCGAGAGTGTTCATGTCGGACACTACATCGGCGGTGCCGAGAGTGTTCAGGTCTGCTACTACGTCGGCAGTTCCCAAAATTCCCATATCAGTGATAACGCCAGATACACCGAGGAGGCCCATCGCGGTCACATTTGCACTTGTTCCCAGCAAATTCATATCGGTAACGATATCGGATGTAGCCAGGGTATTCATATCGGCCACAACATCTGATGTAGCCAGGACATTCATATCGGTTACTACGTCAGCCGTACCCAAAACATTCATGTCTGATACGACATCAGCAGTGCCTAAAATACCCATGTCTGTGATAACACCTGAGACTCCAAGCAATCCCATTGCGGTAACATTACCGCTTGTTCCCAACAATCCCATGGCAGTGACGTTTGCGCTTGTAGCCAACAAGTCCATATCAGTCACGATTGCAGCTGTACCTAGAGTATTCATGTCAGCAACAGCGTCTGCTGTACCAAGTCGGCCAATTTCGGTAGCCTTGGCTGCTACTGCGCCAATGTCAGTTGCATCGCCAGCAACCGCTGTAACATTTGCAGCTATTCCCGCAACCGTAGTTACATTTGCAGATATACCGGCTACAGCCGTGATATCAGATGTAATTGTCCCAAGAGTTGTAAGATTTGCTGAAGCTAGAGTGGTTTCAGGATCGCCATTGGCATCAAAACCAAATATCTTTGAGGCCCTTGTTGCCTTAATTGGTATTGTAAAATCATTTACTGTATCAAAAGGATCAGCCTTAAACATGAGCTTCTCAATATCACGCTCAGTTTGGAGATGCATAAGCGTGATTTTTGCAAGATCATCATTTAAAGCGCCGATATCAAATGATCCGGAAACAGGGAAATTGGCAGTTCTGGCAATGGCCATATCTCGAATAATGGTAACTGTTGCATTACTAACAGCACTTCCAAAGGTCACGGTGCCGCCACCGGACACCCCAGCACCTGTTGCTGTGTAATGAGTGGTCAAACTCTGAAGAACGCCATCCTTGTAGACTTTGAGATCAGCATCCGCAAACCATTCAAAACTAACAGTAAAAGCCGTTTGTGGCGTACCGCCGACAACGGTTACAACCCTTGGAGTAGTATCACTAATTGTAATTGGCATATTGCTTCCTACCGTGCTGCCTGTTGCGCTTCATCAAACATTTTGTTTAGTGCAAAATGATTATTTAATGGAAACATTCTTCTAATTGCACCCGCTGTACCTTCACCAAATTCTCCTCTTGAAGTATCGCTCAGTACTTTTCGTAAGTCTATAAGCCGAGAAGCTGTTGGGCCAAGTATAGAACCAGCAACAACTCTGTCAGGAAGATTTCTTTCTCCCTGGAAAATACTAGAGTTATTGGAAAAAGCAGCTAAAGCTCTTTCGATATCTGTAAAATACCCCAAAGCTCCCGAGCGATCTATTCCCGCAAGAATTGTTTCGGGCAGAGAATCTTGGCCGTATTCATATCCAGAGAGGTCTTTTTTCAGTTGATTAACAAAAACACCCATTCCAACTAACATAGCTAAACCATAAAGATTATAAGCCTGTCTTTCCTGAAGACCGGATATCAAAACACGCTGTGCTGCACCAACAGCAAATCCTTTGAATTGAGAAATAACAGAGCCGAGTTCTGTAGACATCCACAATGGTCTATCTGCCGCACCGGGAGTAACGATGGTTCGATCAACGTCTTGTTTAACCGCAGCACGAAAATGCATAACAGCTTCTAAATCGTCCCATGCGTCTGTATTCGCAAGAAAAACACTTCCTTGTTTACGAGCTCTCGCGATATGAAGAGCAATAAATGCATCTATATCATTTGGTCTTGAGCTTTTAAGAATGTCCCGCATAAGCGTTCCATCTTTATGGCCAATATCACCATGTTTATAGAACTCTTTCATTATTCGTTGTGCCATAGGGAGATCGATACCAGATCGTGCCAATTTAACAAAATCATGGGGCGCTTGTTTATATTTTCCCCATACCTCGTTTCCTCTAACCCAGAGATCGGCAGATTCAAAGATGCGGGAAGCAACAATTGAACCCGCCCATTCTTTGATGGCTGCGTTCCAGGGATTAAGCAGGTTAATCATTGAAAATGCTTCAGCACCACGATGAAGAATTTTTTCTAATCCTGTTTGACGGCCAAATACATCTCCCCACATATCTGACATCGCTAAAGCGCGAGTATTCATCACCATATCGGCACCAGTTCCCGAACGATGAGTTTCTTTTTGACTTAATTTTCGTATGTGAGAACTGTGCTGAAGAAGAGCATATGATGTTCCAAACACTCTATGGAACCCTTCAGTCATCATTGGTCTCGCAAGATCAGGAAGAGCCGACAAAACTACGCCGCCAAGCATTGATATGTAATTCCACTGCTTCATTACTCTGTAAAATCTTGACAAAAGTCTATATGGATCATCGGGAAGGCCATATGTGCCACGCAGCCTATCTCTTAAATCTCCTATATCATTTATATTTTGCTCAAGAATCTTTTTTGCTTTTGCTTTTTCTGCTGCTGGCAGAGAATTTATATATTCTTCTCCCAGACGCTTCATTTCTTGAATTGTGTCATACATATCAACAGTGTCGAAGCGCTTGACTATTTCCAAGTCAGTCGCAAAAGTTCTTACATGCGCCCGCAAGATAGTTTCAATATCATTTTCAATAAATTCAAAAAGCGCACTATCAGGCAAATCAATAAGCCGTTCTCTTGCAGATCGTGCAATGCCTGGATTATTGTCGCCTAAAGCACCAAAATCATGATCCCGGCGAATGCGCTCAAGCATTAGATCAAGCTCTTTATCAAGAGTTCGAAGCGGCACACCTTTATCTAGTAGGTATTTTCCTATTACTTCCCGGAAACCTGCTTCATTTGCCTCTATTTTATCAATGCGCCAAATACGAGGCACATAGCCTTCTTCATTGAAGACAGTTGGCCCCTCTTCTTCAATCCTATCAATATTCTCTTGTAGGGATTTTTCTTTCTTTAATTCTTGTCTTCTTTTGCCTGTCTTGGCTTTGGCAATACCCTGTAATGTAGTTAACTTTTTCCTTGCCGCCTGTAATTCGGCCAGTATAGCTTCTGTTCCCGTAGCAAGCTCTGAATCCCCAATTTTCTTTTCTAATTCAGAGATAATTTCTCTTTGTTTTCCTATAGCCTCACGAACACCTTTAATGCTGTCCTCAAGTGCTTCAATTTCAGTTCTAAGTCTTTTAATATTGGAACGATGATGAGCCGAAAATAAACCAGCGTCTATAGCCTCATCTCTCAATCTATTTAATAATTTCCTGACACGTTTTGCATAAGTCACAACATTTGGATTTTCATGAGCCTCGTTATTACGCAAGGCTATAGTGGTTTGCTCTCTATACTGCGCTTCAGTTACATCAGGACTTTTACCAAAAGTATCTTGAATACCAAGTTTAGCGCGGCCAATAACTTGTTCTGTTGCACTGTCTCCTAGATTATGTCCTCGCATAGAAGCATATTCTGTAATACCGACATTCAAAGTCTCTACAAGATCATAAAGCCAGTTAGTAGCAATTTTCGTTTCTACAGATACTTCTGTTGCTTGAAGCTGAAAGTTCGCATTGTAAAATAGACCGGGGCTTTCGATTAAGCCCGCAGTGACTTCTCGATTAAATGTTATCGGAGACATTAAAAGTCTTTTAAACGGAGTATCCGGAAGTCTCTCTAGCCCAAATGCCGGTGCTAAACCCGCCGCTTCCCGCTCTTCACGCGGAGTTGGGCCAGAAAATCCTTCTCTTGTTGCAGCGGCCCCCGTACCTTTAAATATTGGCCGTGTATCGTCCGCGCCTGGATGGACTTCCCTTCCACCACCAGTTTTTGGAAAGGGAGGACTCCCTGGACCACCGCGAGTACTAGATGAAAAATTATCTACATCATCCAAATACTGCTTTGAAAGTCTATTGACATACTTGCTGCCAAATTGCCCTGCTATTCCTCCAAATATGCCTACAATGCCAGTAGACAAAACTACATTCATCATACTTTCTTCGGCTGATCGTGTTGGCTGAGTATCGCTCAAAATCATTTCATCGAGCGTCATAGCCAGGAATGTCGGTGTAGCTGTAGTTTTAAAACCACGTGCAAATCCGATGCCTGTTTTTAACGCTCCAAAGGGAACTGCTACTTGCAAGGGGTCGGTTACTGCTCCCGCAAGCGACCCTAGTGCGGTATACCAACCATTAGACTGCATAATCTGTTTAGACAATAACTCTTCACGAATCCTTCTATCAGTTAGATAAACAGATGTTTCTTTGGTTAATCCCACATATTCCAAAGGAAACATGAGAGAATATTTGCCTATTTCAAATGGATCAATATCAGGAGCATCTTCTCCCTCTGCCTGCCTAATAGCCCTATTGTGAGAATCGGAAGCAGCAACGCTGGCAAATATATTATTATGCTTGAACCCTTCCGATATAATCCGCAACGGACTCCATTGATGATCGCGAATCATAACGGAAGACTCGGTTGCGCGGAAAGGCGGCATCCCGGCAGGAGTCGGAGGACTATAATTTAAAGGCGAAGGCTCCCAAGATTCGCCTGGGGCTTCATTATTAAATCTGGATTCAGCCATTTATTAAACTCTTATCCAGTCGGAGGATAGTTTTTTGCGGAAAGTCTTTGATGTTCAAGATGTTGCGAAAGTTTAAGACGCTTTTCTTCGCCAGCTTTTTTAAGATGCATGCGTTTCCAATATTCTTCCCGCGTTTCTCCTGCTCTCTGGGGCTCTTTCTGAGACATTCTGACTTGTATTTCATCATCAACAAATTCAAGGAATGATTCAGGCAGAGAGGAAGCACTCAATATTTCAAGCTCTTCGAGAGTTGCCATTACAAGATAACGGGTTGGATTATCTAATATTTTATTAAAGAGCGCAGCGCCCTCAGGTGTCATGCCTTTGGTTATCTTATTTTGATCTTTAGCAGGCACACTTGCTTTTTTAGTTCTTAAAGGATTTTCCGTAAAAAATATTTTGGAAATATCTTCAAGGTCTGATGGTTTAAGTCCTTTTGTTATCGGAACAAACTTTGCCAGTACAGATTTTGCATCTATATTTTCATTAGCTGCTTCATTTATTTTTGTTTCTGAAGACATAAAGCTGAAAAGTTTTGCATCATTCATTTCAGGGAATATGCCCAAATCAATTAATTCCCTGTGCTGAACAAGATTGGCCTCAGTGTCGGGCGATGACGCAAGTCTCCAGCCACTTCCAGTCAGGAAGTCACGCATAGCATCTTCATCTGAAACAGTGCCCTCAGGAGCCTCCTCAACCTGTTCTCTTGTTCCGCCGCCACCTGGGCCAGCGGGTGTGAACGCGGATGTGAACTCTGCTTCGATATCATCATCGAGAGCTATGATAATCTCATTTGCTCGAGCGCTTGACTTTTCATCGGTTAGGTCTTCGTTTACCGAATAACCCCCAATAAACGATAGAGGGATTTTGCTTTGGTCAGCCTCCCCAACATCAGGCACCTCTTCAAGGACCGTACTGTCGCCAGTATTTGCCCCCCATTTCATTTTGAGAATCTGTGTAATTTCAGATGCTCTATTTTCTATTCTTTCAAACAAGTTGGGATTATTTTCATCGAGCTTCATTGTCTTTTTATATTTATCGGAAAAATGTTTTACTACATTATCTAAAAAAAGAATTTCTTGAACAATGGGAACCTTTTCTCCAAATACTGTTGCGTCTTCAGCAGATTTTCTCAAAACATTGGTTAGCCATTGCGGTGGGCTTTCGTCTTGTGGAAGACTCCATATTAAATTCTCACCAAATCTTTCATAGATAGGAGTGGTCCCTTCTTCTTTGTGCCAAACAAAACGATATTGCTGTTGGTTTTCTTTGCCCTGTTTTGAAATCGGTATTGCTTCGATCTCGCCAGTTCTAATAGCTTCATACAAATCAAAGTCTGTATCTACATCAAACATTACATTGTCTGTAAATAGAGGAGCCAATAATTCGTATATAGCCATCTCAGAAATAAGAGTATTTATGGCCCCACCGGCATGTGGTATATCAGTAACAAATAGTGAACTCGGCTGGGCCTCCAGCGGATAAGGCACTATCTTCTCCGTGCCGCCCACGTTAGTGAAACCAATATTATTTCTTTCCTGAATTATTTCAAAAGCCTGTTGGAATGCTTTGGCTTGGCCATTTTTTGAATATCCATATATCTCCATCAGAGCTTTGGCAGTATTCCGTATTTCTTCCACGACAAATCTAGGTAGCGGTTCATCGGATGGCTTATTGCCTAAGATCGCCACAATGGGCAAAGTGGTAAATTTACCACCCCAAATACCTTCCCAAATTTTTCCAAGTATAGCTTTTTCTGCATCCCATGTACCGTCACCTCGTAGTCTCTTGATATTTACTTCCTCAAAGAAATTAAGTGCACCCTTAGGTGTCCAATTCTGAAGCGCCTCCTGTAGATTAAAATCGATCATCTCTTCCGAGCTACCAAAGTTTGCGTTTCTTGCACTTTCTTCCGCGTTTTCTCTTTTATCAATAGCCCTCCTAGCTTCATTCATCTGGTGCCAATTGGCTTCATACAAAACCCCAAGATTTGCTAGAGACGATATGTTAATTAGATTTGCTAATGATTCATTATTTATCTGTGCTAAAATATTAGGAGGAATCTCGCCGGGCTCTATTGTTTCACCTACATTAGCATCATTAGCAGCATGATCGATAACAGCGGCTTTTAAAAATTGCCCTATGCCACTTACAATCTCAAAACTATTTTCTTGATTGGGCATACCCGCCATATTCATTTGATTTATTATTTGATCGGGTAAGGGAAGGTTTTTAGCCACCAGTTTCAGAATTTCTGAAATACCTCGGTCATCTAAAAACAAGCGGGCCATGTTTGGCTCGCCCGTGATTTCAAGAGCGAGCTGCGTATACACCGTTGCAATGCTTTGTTTTTCTCCTTTTGTTATTGCCATTCCTGTGAGCGACGGAGGTCGATCCATAAGCCTGGTAACATCCGCTTGTGCAGCCTGTAGGGTGTCTTCTGCATTCTTGGCTGTTTGGCGCTTTCCATATGCAGCCTGCAATTCACCCTCGAGTTGCTTCAAGCGATCATTTGCTTTTATATGAATATCTGCATTACTTGGATTGTCCTCCTTCCATGCATTAATTTCTTTTTCTAAGGAGTAATACTGTGTGAGGATTTCCGTAAGGTTTCCTTGCTCAAGAAGGCCTAACCACACGGTAGCCTGTTGTTCTATTTTTAACTCAAATTCAGAATCTATTACTTTTATGTTGTTGTCTTGATTTTCTTTTATTTCTGCTTGTAGAGTGGCTTCGTGGGCCAGCAGTTGTTTCTCATCTTGTCTTAGTAGCTCAGATAACTCAGTCCTTTGATCCGGAGACATATCCTTTGTTAATGGATGATCGCCATCAATTATGGCATCAAAAAACAAAGAACTAGCTGTCTTGGCCTCAGTCCTTAAATTTTCCTGTTCTTCGAAATAGCTAGCTGGTGGAGGTATTTCAGCGCCGCCATAGGGGGCAAAAGACTGAGCAATCTGATCGGTGTAACCTCTTAATTCATGATATCCCAAAGCACGGGGGATCGAAGTATCTAGCTGACTAAATGTGAGATTATATTTTTCCGGGGTCACTAGATTAGCAGTAACGCCGTCTTCTAAGGTCTTAGTAAGTGCATCGATCTCTTGAGATGTTGCCTCAGAAATCTCACCTTCGTTTCTTATATTAGATAGGATTGTGTCTACTTTTGATTTTACATCCTTATCAATATCGGCGCTAAGTTGCTTATCGGCTTGTCGCTTTTGATTTCCCGCAATCTCTTTTCCATACTTACTCACATATTGTTCGGCATACATATTAGCACTTGGGACTAAATCCTCGTCCATGTTCTGGGTTAAGCCAGATTGAAAGGATTTAAATTCTTCTAAAAAATTTTCTAAATTAAATTGATTATTAAGATAAAATGTATTGGCCTGTTCATCGATATGCGTCTGTATGCGATACTCATATGCAGCTATAGCTGAAGCGTTATAAGCGGCATTAAAAACTTTCTCCTCGTCATCATGAAGCTGAAAATCTTTCAATTGATCCTTAGTGAGATTGGAAACATCCCGTGTGCCAGCCTTCGTCCCCTTTATGCCAATTTCTTCAGCAGTCTTATTAAAAAAATGCTGTGATAATTGACCAATTTGATCAGCGGCTTGACTCCATCCTTCTGATAAATTTGCCGAACGGACTATACCAGGGATATTAACCGAGATTTCCGATCTATAGGTTCTATTAACCATTACGTTGTCTTACTTATTGATTTATAAGATTTATACGAAGAGTATCCAGTTTGGGCCGCTTTTCCAAAAGCAGACCATTTTTTGGATTGAGCCTCGGCTTTAGATTGTGCTGCACCAAGTTGATTAACTTGTATTCCAGTAAGTGTATTTGACCGAATAGTTGATAAAGTTCTATCTAATTCTGCCAATGCGAAAGTATCCCTAGCGACTGGTGTTCCGCCAGTACGGGGATTTCTTTGACCTTGTGCTGCACCTTGCGCTATAGACGCCTGTAGTAATTGGCGATGACGCTGCATCTCTGCTGCTTCCTGTTGCAATCCTTGAACTCGAATCGCCTCACGCTGCGCATCGTATTGCTGTCTTTCCAAATCAGCCTGTTTTTGGGCTTCTCCAGCAGCTTTCAATTGGAATCCCATACTAACTGCGCCCATAATCATCGGTAATGCTGCGGCACCCATTAGAAAACCACCTCTTTTTCTATACCAAGTATTGTCAATGGCAATGGCGCATCTTGCGTAATTGTAACTTGGCCTAATTTATCATAGCCCAGAATGAAAAATTCATACGTTCCGGTCTTGGCAACAGGTGCTGCACTCAAATCATCAGTGACCTCATATAAGGGAACAACATTGCTACCAATAGTCCATGTGTAGGAATCAATAACAGCTAGATTGACACGCGCAATACGTTTCAATTCACCTAAAATAGTTCCTATAGATAGAGTGAACTCCACAGGAAGGGTTGTTATCGTCGGAGCAAAATCAAATCCAATATCAACATTGCTGTGCGCCGCAGTAGATGTAATTGCAGCAGAAGCTACAGTATATGTTCCGCCATGAGTCGTATCGACATTATCAAGAATGTCTACGCTTTCCCCCTCAAGATGAGAAAGCCCGGTCCATGCTGTTATCTCCGATCCAGTCTTTGTGATATTGCAATCAAGAGTGCTGGTATAATCTAGTTTTTCTAAATAATAGACAGTAGAAGAATTTATACTTCTCTCGACGCAGAAAAAAATGGCATCTTCCACCTCTGTGATGGATATAAATTTATCACCTGTTTTTGTCTGCCACTTAGACCATCCAGATATACTCTCAGAGCGCATCGTATTGAGTTGAGCAACATCTCCATCAGTATTGATGATGTATAAATATTGTTCAGGATGTTCACTGGAACCAGACAAAACCTCACAATCCTTAGGAGTCCCCATAATTTCAGGAACGAGCTTGGAAAGAGATTCCGATGAATATGCTTGCTCAATGTCTGAAAACAAAAACTCCCTAAGATGCTTTCCTGTTCTATCAACAAATAAAGTCACACCATCCATTTTGCGTGGCGGAACATCGAGACTCCCAAAACTGGTTTGCTCTTGAAAAGCGATATTCGTGGGAGTGAAGGGAACAGCCTCAGTGGTAGGCACAAAAAATTCAGCTTGGTTGGTGAATATTTGCAAGTGCCGAGAAGACACCAAATTCATGATTGAATTTACTTGATCGCTACCAATGGTTTGCTGAAAGCCTTCAGCATCTTGTGCCGTACCAAGACTAAATTTATAAAATGCGCCAATGTGAGAACCAAACAATGTATCGGGAAGAGACTTTGATCCACCAAATATTAATCTCTGTAAGTGAAATCTAGCTGTTCGAGGATAGCCTTTGACATCATGAAATGCCGGTTCATCCCAATCGGTATCAGCAGTTGTCGATGGCAGAGTTTCCCGTACAGTTCCGGTAAGAACCGTTGCAGAGGTATATCCGGTAACAAGAATCTCTTTTGCCTTATATCGGATAATTTCATTTATATAATCTGTAGTCCAATGTCCGGACGAAAGGGTAAGCGTAACGCCGCTGCCCGTAGTAGCGCTCGGAGTTAGCGTGATGGATTCTTGTGCATATTTGTAATATGGCTGATGAAGCGGAGCGCCGGAAGAATCTTGCTCAAATGTTAAAAGAGACCAAGTAAACGAAGAAGCGCCTGTGCGCTTTAATTCATAAATAGGATGATCTTCGTGAACAACGATCATGGTATCGCCAGCTTGCGCCCATCTCAATTCATCAAGCTGTGCCAAGGTATATGGAACACTAGATGAGATTGTCTGATCGAGAGAGCCGTCTGAACTATACACATCGATACGGCTGGCCTGGAATGCCACTATATATTGCTGGCTTTCAGAAAATACAAACTTCGCCAATCTGGACTTCCCATTGAGGGTGGCCATGTATTTCGTTCCCGGTCTACGGGATACGCCGCCATGCAGTAACGGCCTAAAATTTGTAAGAGTTTCCAGGCCATTTTTATAAGCTGAGATATCGGAACGCATTCTCATTCCAGGGTCGAGTTGCCCCGAAACAAAAGAATTTTGTAATCGTCTAACTTTTGTCATGCACGACCTGCGCCAAGCAGTCTCGATTTAGACAGTCTTGTAACGTCCATTCTTTTAGCGGTCTGACTTTGTGCATCATTGCGCCTAGCTTCTGCCATGAGCAATTTTGCCTCTTGATTAAGGCTCATTGCATATTCAGCATCTCGGGCAAGAGAAAAAGCAAACCGTGAAGCAAGACCAATAATTATTGCGCCCTTGAAGTCAGCAGGCCAATCGTTTTCATCAACACGGTATGTGTAATGCGCAACAACATCATCCGAATCATTGTCTGTATCTGTATAAATTAAATCCTTGAAACGCTCAAAAACGATATCGCTATCTCCGTGCGTAACACGATGCAACATCAAAAGATCAGAGGGAATATCATATCCATAATCCCAGCTTTCGAGGGGAGCGTCTGAACGCTTATTTAAAGAGAATTGTGTTTTAGCCCAATTCCACCGAACACGGCCAATTTCAGAGGCAACATAATTTTCATAAATAACAGAAGCCACATTGGATTCCGTTATACCTTGGGTAAAGGAGGTAATAGTGGAGCCACCAATAGTTACAAGAGCTTCACTGGATATAGTGATATTGCTATCAGCCATGTTGCTTTCCTAAAAAGGACCGGGAGCGCCCTATAAGCGCCCCCGTTCCAATTCGCTAATCGGTGTCTGTTAGACTGATGGCCGTTCCATCTGAGACGTCGACATTGGTTCCATCGTTGGACAAAACCACCATCCACGTAACGGTTGGAGTGGCTGAGTCAACGACAAGAATTACATCGTTGACCTTGAGAACACTAATAGCGTCGTTAAAAAAGCCCGCGCTATCCACCGTAGCCTTAGCATCAGCACCGATATAGTGCCAAAGCGTAAAGCTATTGCCATATGCGAGAGCGGTGAGACTTGTATAAGCAAATGCCATTATCTTACCCCCCTAGCTTTCTTGACATGAAACTTCGATGATACCTTCGGCATCAATCAAAACCGCATTCATCTGCATCTTGTTAACAAACAGATGAGCTTGCTTTTGACCTTGCCAAGTAACATCAAGTTCTACGTCTGCACCAATGGCATGACCCATCGATGACTGATGATAGGCAAATGTTTTGCGAATATTAGACGCAACATCTAGCCCGGAAAATGCGAAGAAGTTGAAACCAAGCCAACTTTTCGCAGTTACACCGTCCAGCCACGGGCCTTCGCCGGGGCCGATATAGTCAAGACTTGCAAACTCTTGCAAATCCATCAGATCGGTCCATTGCTGATAGCCAACAACCCAATAGCGTCCGCCATCTTCCGGTACATCATTATTACCGAGAGTTTCAAACGCCTCGGTTACTTTAGCTTTTGTCAAAGCCGCAGAACCGTGAGCAATCGTGCTGGTAGTGGCATCCATCGCAGTCGTGATAAGCGAGTCAGTCTTGCGACCTAGCGCCCAAGCACCAGAACTAGCAGCCACCATACGTTCATCGATATTGATCCGAAGTTCATCGAGATCATCGACATACTCTGATGCGTACCAGTCCTGAAGGGTCACGTTGACATTGGTGTGGGCCAAATTCATTGGCGTCACATCGCCGCCGCGCGATTTCTGTGACGCAGCGCCCTTGGCGACTTTTTGGAAAGTCGTTTTGTTTGCTACGCCGTTCTTCGTACGAACAGTATTCCGAAGGCGTGAACCCTGCCGTTGATAGGCAAGATGCACATCCGCTTCAAACTGCTCGATGAAGGCAGTAGAGATGGTATTAGCCATTAGGCTTTCTCCTTCTCAGCTTCACCTAGGTCTAACGGTTGTGCTATTTTGCCGTATTCCGGTTATGCCTTTCGGGGCCGGAACGGTTTCAACAGGGCCGCAAACTGACCGTGGCGCTACATGCCCTCAAGCTAGGATGCGTTGAGGGGTGCAGATTCTTGATCGCCGGGGAACGCAGCCTCCCAGGCTGCATTTACCTCGGCTACATATGAAGCTTCGCGCTTGTTGCTATCCCAATAGCGCGGATCACGCTGCATTTGCTTGATTTGTTCTTTCGTTTTTATCTGAACGACATTCATTGGAGAACCCGGAGCATTGATTTGGGTGTTCTTGGTCAAATCGATTATCTCCTCCATCATGGCAACTCCGGAAGCATCGACCAAAAACCCTTCAAGGGCTTTTTGTGTTTCCTCACTGAAATTAGCCTTAGAAAAAAGATTAACCGATTTTATGCGTTCAGAAGCATTATCGCCCAGTTTTTTCATTTCTTGTTCGTAATTGGGCAAGGAGTCAATTTGCATCTGAACATAATCTTTTACAGCAGCATCAAATTGCTCTTGGTTTAAACCATTTTGATATGATGTCTCTTTCCACCATTTAAGGAGCGGATCAGATTCATCCATTTGCCACTCAGAGCCTTCCGGCAAATTAAGGCCCTCTGGCATTTCATATTTATATTGATCCGCTGTTTCCGGACGTTGCTCGAGACGTTTGGCCTCTAGCTCGCTGGCAATTTCTGCTCGCGTTTCTGCATTCCATTCCTCAGAGGTTTTGCCGCCACGAGTAATCTCGCCAAGTCGTTTTTCAGTTTCTGAATATGATTTGGCCAGATTCTCTATATTGGCAGAATCAGTATCGGTATTCCAAAATTTTTCAGGCATCCATTCGGGTCGTTCTCCCGAAGAGATATCACCACCACTTCCATCTATATCGGAACTGAATGTGGGTTTTGGAAACTTCATCGTTGTTCCTTTCCTTTTTCCATACGTCGCGCAAGAATGCCGACTAAAAATCTTTGGCCCTCGAGGTGTCGTAATGCCATATCATCAATACCGGGACCAGTCACATTATTTAGTGTGATTGATTTTAAATAGTCCATTAAACTTTCACCGGCAGGTGTTGTAAAAACAGAAGCAACAAGAGCATTTAATTCATTCTCGGATTCCTGAGAACGAACCACTCCATCAAGACCCATTTTATCCGCCGTCTTGGCAGCATCGCGAATATCAATAACGCGATTCCAAGAGGGCTTTGATTTAACGCTCATACAGTTTGTGCCATTTTAGCAATTTGATCCGGCGGAACTCCTTCTGCAACAGCTTGTTCGGCCATACCAGCCATTTGCTGAGTCAGTTCCTGACGGCTCGCATCAGTGCGGACTAATTTTTCCGGAACACCCCATTTTTCAGCA